GTACAACTACCTGCCAATGTAACTGACTTGCAACACTTCTTAATCTCTTGGGAAGATACAATGGCAGCTATCAGTAACATGGATATCATTATCACTAGTTGTACAAGCATTGCACACATTGCTGCCGGCATGGGTAAAGAAACATGGGTACTAGTACCTGTATTACCTTATCATACATGGACATTCGGTAGTCCGGAGAATCGCAGATCACCTTATTATGAAACTGTAAGACTATTTAGACAAACATCTAAGAGTAAATGGAATGATACATTCCAATCTTTATACAAAGAGTTAGAAGAAAAATTTAATCTGCAACATGTTGATATGCCTGATGAGGATCGTGTACCTAAACGATTGAATATGGGTTGTGGTCTTAAGAAGATTGAGGGATTTGTTAATGCTGATATTAGTGCAAGCGTTAAGCCAGATCAAGTTGTTGATTTCAATAAATTCCCTTGGCCCTTTGCTGACAATGAATTTGACCACATTGTTGCCAAAGATATCTTAGAACACTTAGGTGATACAAGTAGTGATTTTATTAATGTTATTAAAGAAATGTATCGTATTAGTCATAATGGTGCTATTTGGGAAGTGCAAAGTCCTCACTGGCGTTGTGATACTGCGCTAGATGATCCGGATCATAAGCGATTAATCACTATGGGTATGTTCAATATGTTTAATAAACGCATGTTGTTAGAGAAGTTGCAAAAGGGTCAAAGTGACAGTGCATTAGCATTTGATCACGATGTTGATATTGAAATTGCTGATATGCAGTTTGAATATACTCCACCTTGGGAAGAAAAATTACGCAAGCGTGAGATTGGACAAGAAGAACTTAACTATGCATTGAATCATTTTAATAATGTTGCATTGAGTACAAAATATTTGATTCAAGTTCACAAACCAGGTCGCAACGACTATAGTGAATATGAACAATTGATTGAAGAAAAACTAAAGCAACCTTTAAAACTAACAAGTAATGACGTATAAAGTAACTTGGGACATGACTCCCAATGCTATGCAAAATATTGACCATATTATACGTAACAACGGAGTCCCTAATACTATTGTAGAAGTAGGTGTATATGAAGGACATACTACTTGTACTATGAGTGATTCTTATACTCCGTATAATCCTAATTTAAAAATTTACGGAATAGATCCTCACATTGGAAGTGTAGACATTGAAGAAGATCCGGTAGCTATACATAATAATTTTATGTACAACATTAATGCGTGTAAGCACAAAAATATAGAGTTCATTAGAAAACATAGTGAAGATGGATTATTAGATTTAATTAATCAAGGGGTAAAACCTGAATTCATTTATATTGATGGAGATCATCATGCAAGTACAGTATTGACAGATTTGACATTATGTTTTAAAATGTTAGTTACTGGTGGCATCATATTATGTGATGATGCTACTGATTGGAAATATATAGACAAGAATGGCACAACATCAGCACAAATGAGTCCTAGGCTAGCAGTAGAAACATTTATTGCTTGTAATTGGCATAAGTTACAAATTATTAGAATACCTGATATGGGTCAAACAGCATTTAGGAAGACATGTTAAATTTATTTAGAAACAATACCACCGCAGTAGAAAATGCGTATATTATTACTGTTAAGAGTAATCCTAATAGTGAAAGATATAGCGCACGTTGTCAAGAAAGTTGTAGACAAGTTGGAATGCCATACTCAGTATGGGATGCATATGATGGCACACGTCCCGGGGAAATTATTCCACCAGAGCAAATGAAAGACAATGCATTTATGCGTATGCTAAAAATCACTGATCATTATATGACCCGTGGGGAAGTAGCTTGTGCATTAAGTCATATCAGTCTTTGGGTTCATTGTGCTATGATAGACAAACCCATAGTGATTATGGAACACGATGCTGTGATGGTTAAAAAATTTGAATCAATAGATAGTTACAATGCAATTGTATATCTAGGTGGTCAAGAATGGAGTCATAAGGGTTGGAATATTTACCCTATTCCCCCTCATGCCAGTGACGGGAAGAACTGTTTGTTTATCTGCCGTGCCCACGCATATGCAATTGATCCTATTATGGCTAAGAATTTACTTAGTCACATTCTTAAAGTTGGAATCTTTGCCCCATTAGATATTATGTTACGTGCAGATTTGTTTACTATTGTACATCAAGGATTGTATGCATATGATGAACCTAGTGATGCATTAGATACCACTATTGCCGCTAGACCATTAGAAGGTAGAACTACTAAACGTAATGAAGAATTGAAGTGGTAATATGAGAAATTGCATATTCAGTTATTATAATTTACAGATACATCCTAACATTATAACTTGTCAATCACAAGTTATACATAAGTTATTGCAAAATCTTAAAGTAGAATATATACCTTTGCAATACAATGCCAAAGACGGAGAGTTGTATCCGGATGATTGCATCAATTATGCATTGAATGAATTATTTTACAATAGAGGATATGATAGCGTATTGATATTAGACATTGATTGTATCCCACTAAGTACTTCTGCTATCAAATACACCTTTGAAAGAATTAATCAAGGTTATTTAATGGGGAATGCTCAACGCAGTCACTATATAGAAAACAATGAGCATTTATTTATTGGAAGTAGTTGTTTAGGTATTACTAAAGGAATATACGAACAATTAGGAAAACCTGATGCTAAACCTACTTCTCGCGGAGATATTGGTGAAGAGTTTACATATCTAGCAGAAGAAAAGAATATCCCTATAGAAATGTATTTGCCTGACAATTTTGAAGCTAAACCTTATGGTGTAGACAGTTGGGCATTAAAAGATGATATGAAACATTACGGGATAGGTACAACATTTAATAATGTAATGGATAATCCTATGTTCTATCACCTATTTGAAAGTCGTACAAACTTAAATGTAGAGAGATTTGTTAAAAAATCAATCTCAATTTTGTACGAATGATAAGTAGTATGTGATCAACATATTTCAATTAAATTACGATAATCGACTTCATTCTTGGTACGAACTAAGAACAAACTTAAAAACTTCTGATATTAAAACCAAATGTGTAGAAATAGACAATTGGTGGCAAAATGCTCCATTGGTCAATCATCATTTACATATTTTGGATGTAAACTGTTGGCCTAGTCCCTGGGAACTTTTGGTAGAAAATACCTATTGTAGTGTTGCAAAAGCACTAGGGATGTGTTATACTATGCTACTATTAAATATTACAGATATAAAAATGGTTGAAGCTACTGATATGCAAGGTGAGGATCTGGTATTAGTCCTGGTTGATGATGCAAAATATATACTTAATTACTGGCCCGATACGGTACTAAGTAATAAACTAAGCAATTTCACCGTCAAGCGTAATATTGATATCACAGACCTAGAACTAAAAATTAAATAAGGCTAACCCTATGCAAACAATTAATGTCATCAAGCGTGACGGAGAAACAGTACCATTAGATATTTCAAAAATTCAAAGACAAGTAGCAAACGGATGCAGAGGCATAGATAATGTCAGCCCTAGTATGATTGAGATCAAGGCTCAAATAGAATTACACGATGGAATAAGCACGGAAATAATTGATGAATTATTGCTTAAAGCAATGGTAAATTTGATTGACGAGACAGAAAACCCAGACATTAATAATGTAAACTATCAATATGTAGCAGGACGTCAAAAGGTGTCAATGCTACGCAAAGAAGTATATGGATCATATACACCTCCCCCATTATATGATATCGTAACAAAAAATATAGAACTTGGTATGTATACTACTGAGTTATTGGAATGGTATACCAAAGATGAATGGGATATCATTGACCTGTTCATTGACCATAGCAAGGACGAAAATTACACTTATGCGGCTATCGCACAATTAACCGAAAAGTACTTAGTGCAGAACCGTGCTACTGGTCAAGTTTATGAAAGTCCTCAAGTAAGATACGCAATTGCAGCCGCCACTGCATTCCATAATGAACCTAAAGATAAGAGATTAAAATATGTCAAAGAATATTACGAATGTGCAAGTGATGGCCACTTTACTCTTGCTACCCCTGTTCTCGCTGGCCTTGGCACTACTACTAAGCAGTTTTCTAGCTGTGTACTTATTACTAGCGATGATACACTTGACAGTATATTCGCTGCCGGAGAAATGATGGCAAAGTATGCTAGCAAACGTGCTGGCATAGGATTAGAGATTGGTAGAATCAGACCACTAGGTGCACCTATTCGTAACGGTGAAATCAAACACACTGGCATGATTCCTTTCTTAAAGAAATGGTTTGGCGACTTGCGTAGTTGCAGTCAAGGTGGTGTGCGTAACGCAAGCTGCACAGTTACATTCCCAGTATGGCATTATCAGTTTGAAGATTTAATTGTATTAAAGAACAATCAAGGTACAGACGAAACACGTGTACGTCAAATGGATTATTCAGTAGTAGTCAATAAGATGTTCTTTAATCGTTTTGCTAAGAATGAAAACATCACATTGTTTGATCCACATGATGTACCAGACTTGTACGAAGCATACTATAGAGATAGTGAAGAATTTGAAAAATTGTACACAATGTACGAAAGTAAGCGTGGCATCAAAAAGAAAGTATTGCCCGCGGTAGAAATATTTAAAAATGGAATACTAAAAGAACGTACTGATACAGGTCGTATCTATCTAGTATTCATTGATAACGTAATTAATCAGGGTCCGTTTGATACTAAACTTGATCCGATTTATCAGAGTAACCTTTGCCAAGAAATACTATTACCTACAAAGCCTTTTCAACGTATTGAAGACGAGGCAGGTCGCATTGCACTATGTACATTGGGCAGTGTGAACTGGGGTGCGTTTAAGACGCCCCAAGAAATGCGTAAGGCATGTAGAGTATTAGTACGTAGTCTAAGTAATCTCCTTAGCTATCAAGACTTCCTCAGTGTTCAGAGTAAGTTAGCTAACTTAGATTTCGAACCTCTTGGTGTAGGGATTACCAATTTAGCTTACTGGCATGCCAAGCGTAGTTATAAATACGGCACGACAGAAGCATTGGCAGAAGTAAAGCGTTGGATGGAACATCAAGCATACTATCTAACTGAAACAAGCGTGGAACTAGCACAAGAACGTGGTGCATGCGGTCGTAGTCAACATACCTTCTACGGACAAGGCATCTTTCCTTGGGAACGCAGAGCAGAGGGTGTTAATGAATTAACAGACTTTAGCCCAAGTTTAGATTGGGAACCACTACGCCAGAATCTATTGAAATATGGCATTAGAAATGCTACACTAATGGCTGTAGCACCTGTTGAAAGTTCTAGCGTTGTATTAAACTCAACAAACGGTATTGAAATGCCAATGGAGATGATAAGTGTTAAAGAAAGTAAAGCTGGCAGCTTTGTACAAGTGGTGCCAGAATACAAGCGATTAAAGAACCGTTATCAATTGATGTGGGATCAAAAGGATTGTGTAGACTATTTAAAGACAGCGGCAGTATTAGCAGTATATATTGACCAGAGTCTTTCAACTAACACATTTTATAACCCAGCATACTTTAATGAAGGTAAAGTACCAGGAACATTGATTGCTAAAAATCTTATGCTTGCATACAAATGGGGTATCAAAACTATCTATTATAGTTTGATTAACAAAGTGGGTAGTAAAGTAGCACTGCAAGAAGATAATGTTATCCCATTCGTTAAACAAGATATTATTGAAGATGAAGATTATTGTGAAAGTTGTGTACTATGATGGATGCCTATGAGATTCAACAAAAATTACTAGCAGAGTGGCGCAGAATGGCATTAGCTAGTGGAGCGGATACTATAAAAAAAGTATACAATGATGTACCGGTACTTGTAAAAGTTTATGGTAAAATGTATACAGTAAGTGATGTATTATCTATAGATGGTAAAATACTTTTGGAAGTAGCAGATGAGTAAAGAACAATATAATTTAAGCAAACAAACAAACTATCTAAAACGTACAATGTTTTTAGACCCGGAAGGCCCTGTAACAGTACAACGATTTGAAGAAGTTAAGTATCCAAGACTTGCTAAGTACGAAGAAACAGCACGTGGATTCTTTTGGGTTCCAGAAGAAATAAGTTTAACAAAAGATAAGATTGACCACAAGGATAGTAGTGATGCCATTAAGCATATCTTTACTAGTAACTTATTGAGGCAAACTGCGTTGGATTCTATACAGGGTCGTGCACCAAGTCAAGTATTCAGCCCAGTCATCAGTATTCCAGAACTTGAAGCATTAGTTAGTAATTGGAGTTTCTTTGAAACTAATATACACTCAAAATCTTACAGTCATATTATTAGGAACGTATATGGTGTTCCTAAAGAAGAATTTAATAAAATTCACGATACCAAAGAAATAGTAGAAATGTCTGCTAGTGTAGGTAGATACTATGATGAATTGCATCAATTAAATTGTTTAAAAGAATCTGACCCAAGTAAAGTGGGACATATGGAACACATTAAAGCAATATGGATGGCATTGAATGCCAGTTACGCACTAGAAGCATTACGCTTCATGGTAAGTTTTGCAACAAGTCTTGCTATGGTAGAGAACAAGATTTACATTGGTAACGGAAACATTATCTCCTTGATCCTGCAAGATGAGTTGCTTCATACAGAGTGGACTGCATGGTTGATTAACAATGTAGTTAAAGATGATCCACGATTTGTTATTGCTAAACAAGAATGCGAACGTGAAGTATATGAACTATATATGGATGTTATCCGTGAAGAAAAAGAATGGGCACACTATCTATTCAGTAAAGGTGTTGTTATTGGTTTAAATGCAGATATACTTTCAGATTTTGTAGACTATACTGCATTTAGTAGACTGAAAGATATTGGTATTAAATACAATGAAAATCATCCAAAACATAGCCCTATCCCGTGGTTCAATAAACACGTGAATATCAACAAGAAACAATCAGCACTACAAGAAACAGAAAGTACCAACTATGTTATTGGCGTTATGTCAGATGTAGTTGAGTACGATGAATTACCAGTATTATAAGGAAATAAGATGAAAGCTATTGTATGGAGTAAGTACCACTGCCCTTATTGCGACCAAGCAAAGGCATTGTTAACTAGCAAAGGTATCCAATTTGAAGAAAAGAAAATTGGAGATGGATACACCAAAGAAGAATTACTAGAGGCAGTTCCAAATGCCCGAACAGTACCGCAGATTTTCCTAGACGGAGAATTAATCGGAGGGTTCACCGAACTCAGAACAAAATTAACAGAAAGCGTATAATGGAAGTTGGAAAAGTATATACATTTAAATTAAATAGCGGTGAAGAACTAATCGCTAAAGTTACAGGACTAAACAACGGTGACGGTTATTTGACAATAACTGAACCAGTAAGTATTGCACCCGGACAAAAGGGAATGCAAATGATTCCTAGCATGTTTACCGCAGAACCAGGTGGAGATGTTACACTAAATACTAATAGCGTTTCCGTTTTTGCTATCACAGAAGATAGCATTAAGATGAAATACATTGAGGCTACTACTGGGATTCAACTTCCAGAAAAGAAAATTATATTAGGATAAAATGCCAAAATTAAGTCGTAAAGGTGATAAAAATCAAACAGGTGGTGCCATAATACGTGGAGCCGGAACTGTTATTGCCAACGGCATTAATGTGGGATTGCATGTTAGTACAATGACACCACATGCCCCATTTGGTCCTCCCCACCCCCCGCATGCAGCCGCAACAACTACCGAAGGTAGCCCTACAGTATTTGCTGAGGGATCACCGGTATTAAGAGTAGGATCAGGAAATAGTTGTGGACATAGCATAGTTGAAGGCAGCCCTAACGTAGTTGTCCCATGAGTTATACCCCGTTAAAAATTAATGCAATGGGTTCTCTGTTGCAAGATGTAGGTCTATATATAAATCCTAATGCACAGTCGTACATGGGTACCAGTACGTCAGTTACTAATTATACCCCGGGCACAATAATAGATACTACAGTACTATCCACTATTACTAACGCTATGAATGTAGCATTCCCGTTGATTAACGCAGGCATCACTCAGGGTGAGTATAACAATCTTATAAGCATAGGTTCTACTACAATACCTGCACTAGGTAACGCTAAACCTAGCGCATATATTAATGCATATACTGGGCAGAATACTCGTCACGGATTCTTACGACTAATTGCATGGCAAGCACATAAAGACTTTTACATCAACAACGGTAGTTACAGTGATTTTTTAGCAACATTTAATGCAATGCACGGTAGAAAAACTCAGATGAATGAGACTATTAAAGCATTGAACAATTCATTAACATTTTTAGATGGCATCTATAGTAACATGAATGACTTGATTACTGCTGATATAGCCGGTATCAATCTAAGTACATTCTATTGGGGACAAGATTTAATTGCTGTGGGCAAAGCAATAGATTTGAAATATATCTCAACGTTTGGTAATCCAGATGACTTGTTAAGAACACTGTACAAGAATGGTGCAATCACACAGTCTATTAATTTAGGTTTGCTAAGTGCCGGAATGACTTCTAACGATATTAATAATATATTCAATGGCACACCCGCAACACCAGAGCAACAAAAATATATATATGCTACATTTTGTTTGATTATTAATGATGACTTGACTGATGTATTGACTCCGTTAAATTGTCAAACTACAGGACTAATGATGTTAGCAGATTTATTAGACCCTAAGAAGTTGTTTCCAAATAGTTATCAATCATTAACTACCCCGGTATTCAATGGGACACCCTTACCAACTAATAGCAAAACATACTATTTGATTTATAAAAATGGTACAATAGATGCGGTACCGGGATTGAATATAGGTGAAAGATTACAAAACATTATACCACCTGAACTATCATATTCATGCGATGCATTTAGTAGAGCCATGATGCAGGTTCGCAATATTCAAAATATGGATATAGAGAAATTCAGTCAGGTTGTATTCAATTTGGAAAACGTTAACGGTTTGGGTGTAGGTGGAACGAATATCCCGACTAACACAGAGTTAGCAAATGTTGCTATAAATGCAGTGGCAAAAGGATCCGGCACTAACGGATTATATACAATGTGCGACTTCTTTGGAAGCATGACGGATATACACTATGATTGGGCTGAGTTACAAACACAGATTAGAGCATTGCAGTCTACTAATTTGTTTGCTATTTACAATAATATCAATAGCTTGTTGGGTGGGTTTGGACCATATGGTTCATTGCAAACATTGATTGATTCTGCTAATGCTGAAATATATAGTATAATGATTGCTAATCCTACCCTAGCTACTAAGTTGAACTCATTGTATAGTAGCTTTGGTGAGTATATAGCAAAAGAAGAAAACGCTAGATTATTAGCATTGAGTACAATTGATGACCTAACAAGTACTACTAGTGATACAATAAACTTTATTGATAGTTTATCTCAATACGCCACAGAGACAGAAATTAAAGAATCTGCATTAGTTATAGAAAATATATCTGATACAGCAACTGTAGGAGGAAACAGTATAATAGCGTCTATGCGTGAAGCACGGAATGCAAAGCGATTAGGTCTTACTGGAGCAGAATTAGATAATGATGTGAATCTTACATCTGATTTAGTATTACCGAGAGTAACCGGAGAAACATTAGGAAATTCTCCAATTGAAGGTTACAATAACTGTAGCAATTTAAGCAATGTACCTATCATAACAGGCGCGGCTACAGTCCCGGGAAGTCTAGCAGGATCTTCCCAAACAACGTTGATACCAGATAACCTTAGTATTCTTATTGAACCAGGTTGTGCTACGGTATTGACACCAACCGAAGCAATTGCTGATGTAGTATTGTGCAATTGTGACTGTTGGGAAAACTTATGATTAGTTAACAACTATCATAGTGCTGTTACTGGATAACATCCGGTAGAAAGGAATATATGAAGCACACCTTTTTCAGTTTCTTTAGAGTATATCTATTTGTACCTCTAAT